GATCTTCTTTGTCCATCCAATCTAATATGCCTTCCCAACGTTTCCAGCCGTACGGGTTGACTTCCCAAAATTCTGTATCCTGTGTATAGTTGTCCCACAACCATTGCTGTAGTTCTGCAAATAATTTTCGTACTTCGAGTTTATCTTCTTTAGGTAGTACACGTAGACTCAACCAAGTTGGTATCCATAATAAATGTACGCCTACTAGTCCACCACCCATCACTTGGCCTGCTGCATTTAGATCAAAGTTTATTTTGTTAAATTTCATACGCACCTTCCACTTAATAAAATCTGGAACATGTTTGATGTTTAATATCTGTACTGCCATAGCGATGTTGGTCTGTATGTTGTCTGGTGCATTATCTAACTTAACCAGGTTGGATTCTACTTCTTTCCAGTCTAATGGATAGCGTATGTATTCTCCTCGTGGTCCAATGCCGTCTAGACTAACTCCTACTTTTACTTTGCGGAACTGACTCCATATTTCTATAATCTCATCATTAACCAGAATGCCATTAGTATTATAACGTAGACTAATCTGTCCAGCATATCCACGAGCAATAATTTCTAATAAGAATACTTTATGCTCTTTAATTAATAACGGTTCGCCACCTGCAAAGTACAACTGTTTAATGTTAGGTATTTGATCATAAATTTCTGCCCAGAATGCAGGGTTCTCATACCACTTGTTGTTGAAGTCTGAACTTTCCCAACTCATTTGTTTCTTGATCAATGAGCTAGTGAATATAGGAAACACCTTTTTATGATCGGCAACCCACATACTGCTATCATGCGGACTGCACATAATACATTTTAAATTACAAGTATGACCTAATCTTAAATCTAAGTATTGTAGTTTATATGGAATTGAGCCGTCTAGTTCTGTTTCAGCAATCAGTTCTTTAATATCGATCTTTTCATTTAGGTGCCAGGTGCCAGTTTCCCAAATACGCTTACTGGCAATCCCCTCTGCTTCTTCTTGAAAGCATTTAGTGCAACTAGCAGGAACCGCTCCCTCTAGCATAGTCTTACGTACTGACTTCATATAGTCATTGTTAAATGCACTTGTGGGAAGATCGTTAGCAAAGTTTGCCGGCTCCCCATCTTCTTTTTTAACTAGCCCAACTGTATAATCTCCAGAGTCGGCTCCGCTGGCATTTGCAACACAACAGATACGCATGTCTCCGTTGGGTCTTGTTGCTAGATGTATCCAGGGCAACACACAAAAACTAGGGCTACCGGATACACCTTTAATTTGTTCCTGCCATTTACCTATTTGGGTATCGGTGGACTGCATCCAAAATACTTTATTCATTAAATTCATACATATTTCTTACCTATTACCATCCATCTAGTATAGAGTGGAAGTTCTAACTCACCGGCCCATATAACATCGATACCACATTGAGTTTTAAATTCTTCTAACGAGACCGCAGTGCGAATGTGCTCAGAAATATCATAATTATTACCTTGTAACACTAACAGACTGTTATGTGGCATTACGCTTCTCCATGAATCAAATTGATCCTGTGTAATATGCTCACAGCTGGTATTGATGATAACATCTGCATCACTTCGTATTTCACACATGTCTGCGGTAATTGCACGAAATCTACCAGACATTTCTTCAATCTTATTCATGTTAACGGCAATAGGTTCGCAGGTGGGATCAATATCAATACTACGAATGTTAATTATCGGAACATCGCTTTGAAACAGCATACTGGCCAGTACGCCTACCCATCCACCATGGATGTCTATAGTAACAAATTTTGTTACATGGTTACGAAGATTTGTAATCAACCATTCTTTGCTCTTTAGCTGACCACTCCAGAAGGCATCCATGGTCCGCATAGGATCGGGACTTTGACGAATAGCCTGCATCCAATAGTGCAAATGTTCTGTATCAACTAACAAATTGAGCTCCTAACTTATCAAACTTTCCGCATTGCTTGCTACACTCTATTAATGGCTTGCTAGCCCATGAGTCTTCTATGGTCTTGAAATACCCCGAATCGAATATCTCTTTCATGGTATTTTTATTTAGATTGGGGAATACGCCCACGGAATCCATGTAATCGATTCTGTTGTCCTGATTAGTTAACTGCCATGAAAAGTCTAACCAACAGCAAGGACTAACTGTGCCATCCGCCGCAACGTAGATCTGTTTGTATTTTTGAGCCTTGCATTGTATTTCCCAAGGAACCATCGACTGTACGTTTGCAGTTAGTGTTGTACTGACTTCTGTAGGATATAAAATATTAACGGTCTTGCCGGACTCATCTAATACATTAAACTTGCCATCTTTAAATCTGCTGGTGTGTTTAGTTGTAAACTTTTTAAATTTCATGTCATTGCTTATTTTTTGACATTCTTCTATCTGGTGTTCGTTGTGCTTAAAGACTAGCATGTGCCATTCAGCTTCACCGCCTGCTTGGATAAATGCCCACGCATTTTTTATAATCTTGTGCCAGTCGGTGCCGACCCGATACAATTTGTGTGTGTCTTCTAGTCCATCTATACCAAATGTGACTTTAACTTTGTACTTGGCTAGGGCTTTCCACCAGTGAACGCTTCTAGCACTACCGTTAGTGTGCATACTTATGCGTATGTTAGGATTGATTTCTCTCAAGTATTGAAACACTTGTAAACACTCGTGTGCCATGATAGGGTCGCCTAAGTTGCCGCACATAAACAGACTGTCTAACTGTTGAATAAATTGGACTGGAAACCACTCTTTAAATTGTTCTAGCGTTATTTCATTTAGATTCATCAATGGGTTTAATACGCCGCCATTGATTCGTCGTGGGCACATAGGGCATCGTGCTTGACACTTGCTGGTTAATTCTAGATGTATGTCTCTGATATCTTCTAATTTATACATTTTGGTATCTTACTATCTGCCGAACTCACACAGCTAGGAGTGATGCAGCGTTGCGGTTCCTTAAACAATTCAAAATTGTCTAATGTACCTAAAGGTGCGTCGTGACAACTATAACTTCTCTTTACCTCATTACCTCTTATTATAACACTTTGATAACCACTATTGCAACTCCAACCTTGAAATTTATTGAATCCAAAAGCATTAAATCGTTCTGCTTGATCAAAAAGATATTCTTGACCTGTGTGATCGTACAGAGCAATTTGGTAAACTTCTTCACCTTGTGATGTTTGAGGAAACCCAGTTTGTAATAGTCTTATCATTTCCTCAGTATACCCATCCACCACACGACTCGCAGTGGGATCACTTTGTGGTTTCAGTGTTACATTAATTCCTCGAGCATGCAGTCGAGCCATACGTTCATATAGATCAAAAAACTTTTCCGGAACCATGACTTGATTGATAGTAACGTGTACTAGTTCATATTGTAACTGTAGGCACTTGTCACCAAACTCTTGTTCGCGGGCAAACTCATCGTGAAAACTGGCTGTGATGCTTCTGCGTTGTAACAGCGCAGTATTGGCACACCAAGTGTTCCACCATTTTGATCCTGGCGACAAATTAGTGGTCATATGTATGCTTTGGTAAGGACTTTCGGTTTCGTCTAGGTGTTTGACCAAATTCGGAAATTGTTTGTAGGCTGTGGGTTCACCCCCACTGAAACTCCAATGGAATTCATTGAAGCCATTTTGGCGAGCTTGTTTTTTGATTTCGTCTATGGCGTTGGTGTAGACTTCAAATGGTTGGTAATCCATTTGGTCACTGCGAGCATAGGGCCAGCAGTAACTACAGTTGTAATTGCAGAAGCGACCTAGAATCCAACTGGTAGAAAACAATGGACGATGCAACATGGTGCGTTGACCAAATCTTGTTATGGCATCAAATGGTATTTTGGTGAAGTCTTGTGTCATGATCTGACAGTATTTAACTACAAAAGTCTTGACCTTTTGCGTTTGCGGTTATATACTGTATGAGTGGTCGTGAGTGGAATGGTATACCTCCGGTCCGTTGTGAAACGCATTTGGGCAAGGGCAACGTCTTAGACATCGCTTTGTAGGTTCGAATCCTACCGACCACACCATATACTACGATAAGTAGAACTACATAACTAAAAGGAAAAAGATATGTCAAACACAGTAGAACAACTCAAAACAGACTTCGAAGCATTCTTGGCCGAGGACGCAAAATTCACAGCAGGTAACGGTGCAGCAGGGACTCGTGCTCGTAAAGCACTTCAAGAAGTTGCCAGAGGAGTCAAAGCTCGACGCAATGAAATCACAGAAGAAAAGAACACTCGCAAAGAAGCCAAGGCTTAATCATGAGCAAGCAAGATCTTGACGATCCCGATGTAGGCATCATTGCACAGGATATCTGTATAGATCTAGGTTACGGCGCTGTTCCTCCTGACTATAGTAACATCAGTTACAGCGGGTATGGTGCCGATACCATCACTATAGATACTAGTAATATGTATAGTTCAAATACCATCACTTTACCGAGTAGTAGCAATACCTTTACCTACAGTGGCGCTACCGTTGGTGGTATTACTACCATCAACAATATTAGCAACAACAGTCACTGGACTACTGGAACTAGCGGTTATCAGTTTAATACTAATACTCCAAACACTGTTCATATTAACAACAATGGCATCGAGATGGCCTCCGGTACTGATATTACAGTAGGTGGCAAAAGTCTCAAAGAGTTCATGAACAAGATGGAAGAACGCTTGGCCATACTTGTACCG